AGTCTTCTTAACCCATTGATGTCCAGGACCACCAGGGTTACTAGTGGCCCTCATATATAAGGGTAGTCCACTGGCTTTGGTTGTACGAAGACGTGACCTCATATAGTTCCAAGGATAGGGTGTAGGCCATTGCGTTAATTCGTCAAAACCAATCCAGTTAAATGCCTGACCTTGGTAGCGCATAACGTCATCATCACGATCCAAGTAAGACATCCAGAGTGTAGCTCCACTAGGGGCTACCCAAGTCTTATCTCGTTCCATAAACTTAATCCCAGGAATAGCTTTAGGATATAGTTGTTTAGATACTGAGATAAGCTCTCTTAGTTCTTCTGTTGATCTACGAACAAGAAGCATTCTTGCTTGTGGATTACCTAGGTACCTAACTGGGTCAGCAACCATAGCATAGGATTTACCACCACCAGCTGCACCACCATAGAGAACTTCTTGTTCTGTTGCAGCTAGAAAATCTGTTTGTGGACCTGGGTTAGGCTCAAAGATAATTTCACGTTGAGCTTGCTCTACATCAATCGGCTCTGGCTTCGGAATCGCTGGAGTCGTCTCTAATGTCTTGCTTTCTACCGAGTCTTTGGTCTTCGAGTTTCGCCGCTTTTTCGGCTGCTTCCTTATATTTTTCGGCCCAGAAATGGTAGACTGAAGCTGCGTTCTTACGTTTTTGCTCAAGCTTTACCCTCTTGTATAAACCTACATGTGAGATTGATCTACCAGAGGCTTGAGTCAACCAAGCTGCTACTTCTCTGTAACTATACCTCTTAAGGTGCTCTTTTGCTTCCTCAAATAGTTCTAGTTCTTCTGGTATTGGCAAGAGTATATCATCATCATTAGGGTCTTGTCTATACCCAAATGGTACGATTCTACCAATTCTTACTACGGGAACAAACTCGTAGGTTTTCTTTTTCTTTATGGGTTTAGGTAACTTCCAGGTTTTAGTCTTCATCTGTCTTTGGAGGCAGAATAAACAAAGGGCTTTCAGATTTAACTTCGACTTTTTCTGTTTTTACAAAGCCAGCTCTATCAAGGAAATCCTTTGCTGCTGCCATCTTCTCTTTATTGCCCAAGTCGGTTGGGGATCGCATTACTTGCATCATAGACCAAACAGCTTGTGGACCATTGCTTGCGATAAAGTCACGAGTACGTTCAGCAATCTCTTCTTTTAAAGGTTCCATAACTCTTCTAGAAGCCACACCTTCGGCATACCCTGCAAGCTTAAGTGCTTTTACAGGGTTGCCTTCGGCTTGTCCAAACAAAGCATCAAGAAATGCTTCTTGTTTTTCAGTAAGATTCTTTGCCATTATATACTACATCTCTTATCTGACCACGGCCAATGCCTAGATCGCTTAGTTCTCTGTCGGACAGTCGTCCTAGTTGCATCATTGCAATTCTACGGTCTGCTTCTGCTTGACGTGATTCTTGAAGTGCTTTAACTACTGCTTTTAACCAATTTAACATTTATTCTACTCCTATATGTTAGCCCTAACTAGGCAGGAGTAGTTTTACACAGATAGTTATAACATACTATTGATAATATTGCAACCCCGTTATGCAGAGATGCGATTAGGGTTAAAAAACTCTCTTACTGAGATAGTGGCATCAAAGGTAGAACCAGACTCTTCATAGATCACAATTTTATCTCCAGCATGTAAATGCATACCAAGAGTACCATTAAGAACACTATAAGTATCGTGACCTGCTACAGACTTACCATTTACCAGCTTATGATAGGTAGTATCATCTGCATGATAAAACTCTAAGTATATTTTGTCAGTGGAGTTATCACCATTAGTAACAAGAAGCATATCAATAGTAGCATCATGTTTTGCAGGGCAAGTGTATAGTACATCTGCACTACTACCACCAGCAGTAGCAGAAACACTGATGCTTTCAGACTTAGTGGTGTAGGCTAGAGCTACCATTTACTTTCGTGCCTTACGGTTTGGTTTCATAGAAGCACCACAGTTAGCTTTAACCATACCACCTTTATTCATATTGATAGTACTTTTTACGCCAGTGGCTGCACGTTTCATAGCATTTTGTTGCATACCAGCTTCTACTGGGTTGTAAGAGTTGTTAGCTGTGTACCCTTGATTGCCTGTAGACATACCAGTTACAGAACCACCTACATTGTACTTACGCTTTTTCATTTTCTTTTATCCCTTATACGTTTGATAGCACCTTCCCTAACTCGGATTTCGTTTTGAATCCTTCTGGGTACGACACCACGTTTCTTAGCTGCAGCGGCTTCTGCTTTTAGTTCTTTTATTTCAGCCTGAAGTTTTTTGATGTATTTATCTACACCAGACTTACCATCAATAGCAGCAGTAGCTGTAAGAGAAATATCTTGTACAGACTGCTTCTTTGGTGTAGTACCCTTAGTATCTAGGCGTTTAGTAAGGTTACCTTTTGGCTTATCTGTTTTTTTGGTTGGACGTAGTTTAGGTTTTGGTGAGCTAGTACGACTAGGAGTCTTTAGGTCTTCTGCATAGACCGCAAGCATAGTCTTACCGTCTTTGTTAGTGTAATACAAAGAGCCAGCTTTTTTAGCTGCTGCAATACTTTTATATTTACCAGCATCTTTTTTAGCTTCTTTAGCAGTTGTACCTTTGTCCTTCAACCACTTGTTAGCATACTGGCGTAGTGTCATCTTAGCCATTGTTACTTCCTTGATTTACCATTAGGTTTCATTGATGCACCACAGTTTACGTAGCCACCTTTGTTATAACCAGTTTTCTTTTTGGCCATACCACCACCATACATACCAGACTTTTTCAAGCACTTACCTGCTGCTGTACACTTAGCTGGTGTTGGACAACCTGCACATGGTTTAAATTTAGGTGCTGCCATACCACCTTTGTTCATATAACCCATTTTATTACGCACTTCTTTTGGAAGTTTCTTTAGACCTTTTTGGTCTGCACTTGGTTTTTTCATAGCTACGCCACCTTCTGCTGCTCTAAATTTTTTGACTTTCTCAGCCACTTTCTTTGGTTGTTTTACAAACTGCTTACCAGCTTTTGTACCTTCACGCTTTGCTTTCGTAGTGGCAGCATACTCTGCCGACGACAAAGATTTGATAGCCTTCTCAGGTAAGTATCTTTCGCCAGTTTCGCTAGACTTCTTTCCAGACTTTGTGCGCCACTTTTGCTTTGTCCACTTCTTGAGAGACTTCTGAGGAGCCTTCATTACTTATAGCCCCCGCCTTTGGCTTTGTACTGCTTGGCCACCATCTGGGCTTTTCTCGCAGACCATTGTCCAGGTTTGCCACCTTTTGAACCCGCTTTGACTTTTGCAACGAGGTTCTTACGCATAGTAGGTTTTGTGTAGTTACCTGCAGCATTTACTGTAGATTTCTTTTTTGGTTTAGTAGCCATTAAATACTACCCCCTTTAATCTTATGGCAGTGTGGTATAGCCATCACACCTTGAGCTAGTAGGGTATTAGCAAACTCTTCTGCTTCTTTTAGGCAAGCTTGTTCTGTATAGAAAGGTTCTGACTTAGCTACAACTTGGCAAGATAGAGCCGAAGTATCGTAGCAAAGTAACATGATACCAATCCACATTACCACTTAACCTTGTCTGCCCAGTAAGCTGCAGACATCTTACCCTTTTTAATATTCTTTGAGTGTCGTGCCTTAAAAGATGCACGTTTCTTTTTCATTCGGTCCGACTCACCAGACTTAGGTTTACCTGCAGTCTTAGCACCTTGCTCACCAAACCTAATGGTTTTAATTTTGTCACCTTCTTTAGCTACGACAACATGAGACTTCTTAGGGTGATTAGGTGTACGTTTAGGTTTATTATAACCTGATACACCTGCACGAGCTAGTCTACTATCTTTTTTCTTTTCTGCCATAACTATCCAATCTGTGAGGGGAACGAGGACGGTTCTCTGTTTACCCCCACTAGTCTATTTATAAATCTTATACTTAAAACTTATACCGCCAAATTACATGATTAATTCAAAGTGAGGTCCATCAATGAACGGCCTACGGCCTTGGCTACGACGAAGATCAATGTATTCATTCATAGCCTCTTCCATTGTGCCTACGTAGGCCGCAATGTTATCAATGTGCCATGCAGCACCCCAACGGATCTTACAGCCAACTTCATTAGCTGCTTCCGCCATTGCATCTGCAATATCGTCGTATACGTTTAGTTCCCACACCACATTTGGCCCATCGTAAGCTACAAGGTCTACCGCATGAGAGAAACCACTTAGTTCCTGAATGAGGTGCTTAGACTTCATTGTTTGTGAACGTCCAGCCGCATAGAGCTT